ACGTACACGATCAGGTCACCAGCAGACGTTTGGAAACGGTCGCCTGTTGCCGTCACCAGATACCCGTCCGGCTGCACCGGCTCATTGGAATCGTAGATGACGGTATCGTTCAGCCCAGTCGCAAACCTGCGACCAAGCATGTCAACGAAGGAGGCGAACGTGCCGGGGGTCACAGTTGGAACTCGCTGGCTTGGATGGCGGCGGAGGTGCTGCCTTGGCGGATAAACTTGGCCGCAGCCGCCGTGGCCGTGCTCCAGGTGTAATGGGAGCCGCTGTACAGCCGGTGACCATTCGTGCTGGTCGGGGCCGAGCCGTCGAACGTACACATCACGTCGGCGTCCTGCACGTCCAGCACGATCATGTTGGTCGTATCAGCAAACGCGGACAACTGGACGCCACCCGCCGTGCCGTCAACGGTCAGGCGCTGGTCGGCTACCGGCGAATTACGGTAGATCGCCGGCTTGGGGAAAAGATTGTTTAGATTGTAGGCCATGGCAGTTAAAAGGTTACCAAGAGCGATTCTGGCTCGTGACGTGGGTGTAGACGTTGACTTGGAAGTTGTCGGGCATCTGCCGTTCGATGCGGTCCCATTCGTTGAGCTTCTTCAGCTCCGATGTCTGGTAAGCGGACGCCGCCTTCTCCATCTGTCCATCCTGCGTCAGCCAGTCCCCGAAGGTCTGCCAGACCAAGGGACGGGGTATCCTCGGGATCTTGGCCCGCCGTCGTGGTGCTCAAGCACTTCCAGTAGTCGGACGTGCCTACCTGCGCCCCCGTGGTCCGCGTGTAGTAGATGTACTGGCCGGCAACGTAGGTGGCGGTGGCGCTGAACGTGTCCCCAGCGTAGGTGTAAGGAGCACGGCGGTAGAACAGGTAGACCGGGTTGGCAGGATTGGTGTTGTACGAGACGTACCCATTCGTCCCCATGAAGCCACCAGCCGTGGAAATCATCTGGAACCCATCCGTCGTCACCACAAAGCCTTGGGGACGGGGGTAGGTTATCATCGCGGGATTGTCGATCCACGCTTGGAAAAGGACATCAATCACCTTCTCGCCAGTCTGGTCGTATGGGACGATGAACTGGTTGGGGCTGACATTCGTCTGCTGCACCATCAGGTTGCCCCAGAGGTACACGCCCTTGGTCACGTCTCCAGCGTAGGAGATCGTGCTGCCATCCGTGGAAATGCCGACGGAGTAAGCGAGGCTGGTGCAAGCCGTGCCGGTCGTAAACGTGATCGTGCAGAGGAAGAACCCGTTAGGGCATTGCTGGATGTTGGCTGACGTCACGTTGGCCTGCGTGCCAATCGTGCCAGCCTGCACGTTGAAGAACGTGCTGAAGCTGGTGGTGCCGTCATTAACCGCCAACTGGATGTAATCCCTGCCGTTAGGGCGGGCATACACGGATACCTGATAGTCCGTGCTGGGGAAACCAGTAACCGTCTGGGCTACCTTGTGCTGCCCGTTCGTGACCGTCTCCAGCAACTTGCTGGCAGTAACCCGGTTATCGGCGGGGTTATTGATGGAATTGCCCGTAACCGTCAGGTTCGTAGCCGTCCAGTAGGTCGTCTGGGATACGTCGTTGGCGTAGGTCAGCAGGTTACCCGCAAACCGCGCCTCACCCCAGATGGACAGGTCGGGCCAGTTACCAGCACCCCAAACCTGCCGTACATTCGCGTTAAACAGGGTATTGAGGCTGGAGGCTAGTTCCGTCGTCAGACGGCTGGTCGGCACGCCAATCAGGCCGCAAAGCTGCGACAAAGCCGTGCTGTACGGGGTCGTCCTCAAGCGTCCTTCTGCTTACCCATCCACCCACCCGTCAGACCATGACGGGCGGCGTTGACTTTCGGGCGGTAGCCAACCGCGCACAGATGCGGGTTGTCCTTCAAATATTCCGGCATCCACTCATGGACATTATTGCCATGCTGCGCCTGTAGCCGGAAGAACAGGCGACTGTTGATGCGAGCGGCCATCTGGCCCAATCCATCCATGCGGACGGAGCCTTGTTCGCGCATCTTGGCGGCCAGACGGGCCTGATCCTCATGGACCTTGGCCTTCTCGTCTGGGAGACCGTTCACGATCTCGCCCCACCACTTGCGGACAAACTCCTTGGGAACCTGGGTAACTATGCCGCTATCGCTCACCATAAAAGAGGGAGGGGGCAGAGCCCTTTCGGGATGCCCCCAGTAGGATCTCGGTTATCCGAGCTTCGTCGGATCGGACAGATCGACGATGTTGAGGTAGATGTCCAACTCGCCCGCCGTGAGGGCGGACGGGCTGCCACCCGTGGCGTTCGTGAAGACGGCAACCAAGTTCGCAGTCGCGGTAGCGGTGCGGATGGTGGCGGTCGTCGGAACGCCGGCCAGAACACCAGCGGTCAGCACCGATTGCGCGGTGACGAGGCTGTTGGTCGTGGTCGTGGTGCCAACCTGGATGGAGAACGCCGTCGTGCCAACAAAGGCAGTCGTGATGTTCACCAGAGCGTTGTTCATCACATACTTCGCCGGCAGGGCGCCGAGGGTGACCGTCACGGTGTCGGTGGAACCGGAACCGAGGGCAACGTCGGACGACTTGACGGTGAACTTGTGCGAGAAGCCGCGAGCCTGCTCTTGCAGCGAGAGCTGCGAGGTACGGGCGCGGGCGATTGTGACAGCAGTATCAGCCATGGTAGTATTCTCCTAGTTAGGTGGCTGTGGTTTAGCTGGTCGCGGCGAACTTGCCGAGGCCGAGCGGGTTCTTCACCATCAGGGTGAGGGCCGCGAGGATGAACCCGCGACGACCACCGCCGAGGTCCGGCAGCTCATTCGACTCGATGCCGAGCATGTAGCCGATACCGACCAGCTCGGGGTCGATGACGTAGCCACGCGCCTTCTGCTGGTCAGTCGTGGACGACGGGTCAGCGGAATCGAGGATACCGTTGAACAGGTCAGGCACGATGGTGACCGTATGGAAGTCACCGACGTACATCGTGACATCGAGGTCGATCTGGTGCTCGGAGGCATCCTGCGTGACCTGATAGGTCTTCGTGGTGCCGGACGAACCCTCGGAACGCTGGAACTTGGAGATCGCCCGCTTGAGCGACGGACCAGCGAACAGGGTGTAGGAACGACGACCGCCGACCTGTTGGAAGATCGACTGGAAGACGTCGTTGAAGGCAGACTCCGACAGCGAACCGGTGGCGGTGCTGTTGATGTTGCCGGTGGGGGTGCGGAAAGCGGCGGGCACGTCCGAACCGGGCGTGTTGCTGATCCACTTGCCGAGCGCACGCAGCTTGTAGGGAGCCGGCGGGGCTTCCTGCTGGCGGTCATTGTCGGAGCCGATGCAGGCTTCGATGTCGCGCTTGATCTCGCGCATCGCCTTCATCTTGGCGTTCGCAACCTCGCTGGACACGCCAGCAACGTCGGAAGCCTCTTGGAGGCGGGAGACCATCCATTGCTCGCGGAACTGCTGGACGTAGTTGCCCAGACGAGCGCGATTAACGGCTTGGTTGGAGAAGGCCAGGACGTCCTGACCTTCGAGCACGCCGCCGAACGAGACGGGGCTCAAGGTGTCAACCTGCCACTCCTGATACGCATTGGTCATGCGCTTGGTTTTGGCGAAGGTCGAGATCTTCGGAGTATCCTCGGGGGCGAGGATGGTGAGGAAGTCGGTAAGATCTTCACGATCTCCCGCTACGTTATAAGTTGTTGATAGGGCCATGACTAACGAAGGTTATCGGTTGAGTTTAGCTTTTTCTCGGGCCAGAAGGAACGCTGCTGCCTCGTTTGCCGTGACGCCGCCTTTCTTGGACAACTGCATCCGAAGAGCCTCCAGCTGATTAGCGGTCTTGGCCGCACTCGGGGTGCGAACATCGCCGCCGGCTGAAGATACGACTGACTGACTTGCGGGGGGCTTGCTGCTCATGGCGGGCTTTGGCTTGGACTCTGGTTTTGCCTTCTGCTTCGCCTCTAGGGCTTTTAACCCCTCTATCTGCACCCCGATGATCCAGTCCGCATTGGGCAGGTTCTTCATCCAGGGCATCTGTGACAATGCTTGCTGGGCGAGGACATACTCGGGCGCTTGCTTGTCCTTCAGATATGGAAACATCTGATGGGCCAGCTTTTGCGCTTCGCCTTTCTGCGTCAGGAACTGCGCTCGGGCCGGGATGTCGTCATCAAGGGTCTTTTCCGCGTTGCGGAGGATTGCCTTGAGTTCGCCCTTGCCCAGCACGGTATCACCCACGCGGACAGGTTCGAAATCATCCCGGTCAAGTTGCTCTTGGGCAAAGCGTTTCGCTTCCTTCGCTTGATCTCTCAAGGTCTGGAGCGACTGGAAGTCCTCAATCTGCGCCAGCGGCACGTTGCTGGGCAACGGCTGGGCAGGTGCAGGTTGGGCGGGTTGCTCGGATTGGCTGGCCTTTTGGGTCAACTGCGCCTGCAATTCCGCTACTTGGGCTTCCAAAGCTCTGCGCTTGGCAATCTCCTTGCCGATGCGCTTCTCGATCCTCTTTTCAGTTTTGTCTTCGGTTGAATCGTCTTGAGAAGGAACGTCGGCCTCACCCTCGGGTGTTTCCACCTGCTGGCTCGGCTCGGCAGACTCGGCGGTAGCCTCATCTGGGTTGGCTGAATCGTTTGGCGTTTGGTCCCTCGCCGGAGCAGCTTGTTCAGCCTGTCGTTGGGCCTTCGCGTTTTCCGCCTCCATGTTAAGGAGACGTTGCGCGGCTTGCGCGACACTCAAGTTGCTCTTCTTAGGGGCATCATTTTTCGCCTCCGTGGCGGGAGCCACATCAGCCGGCTGTGAAGGAGCCGTTTCAACGGTTTCGTTAGGCATGGGTTTAAGTCCCAAGAACTTTGGGCATGGGTTTGAGTCCCAAGAACTACCTAGCGGGTGCCAAGTGACGCTACGGGTGCGATTCACACACCCGCTTGTCAACAGGAATTATTAACCGCGCTACTAGCGCGTAGTAACAATCCTAACCAGCCCGCTGCTCGGCGTCCAACTCGGCTGCCTGCATCTGCTGCTGCACGAAGTCATCGTACAGTCCGATGATCTGCGAGTACGCCCGCAGTTCACCCGCAGCGGCGAGCGTCATCCGCTCGTCCTTCACCACGGCATCGGAGCAGAGGTCGATCATCGTGGAGTGCTGCATCTCGCGCATCTCCTCGATGAAATCTTGAAACGAATCGTTACCAACCAGACGGAACATGCACTGACGCAGCCGGCCAAACTTCTCGGCTGACGTCAGGTTCGGGTCGCGGCGTTTCTTCATGTGCTAGTGGTGGCGGGCATCGGCCCTGGCATCTGCGCTCCGAGGCGTCCAATGACGGCGTTCTGCTGCTGCTGGAGCTGGAACTGGTACTGCTTGGCTCTCGCCTCCAGACGCTCGCGGAACGGCTGATCCTGTTGAAACCTCTGCTGAACATCGGGCTGTTGCAGGTATTGCTGGATGACTTGCAGGCCAAGCTGCGGCGGGGTGCCGGGCTTGATGTTCTTCGGGATGCCGGCGAAGATCTGCGCCAGATCCTGCTGTTCGTCCTGCACGATCTGCTGCTGGCCTTGTTGCGCGGGACGGATGATGCGCTCGGCAATGTTCGGGTCGATGGTGGACACGAACGCGGTGCAAAGGGCGGACCAGTCGATGACGCCTTCGCGGTCGAGGGACTGCGCGGCTTGGATGATCGCCGTCCACTTCTCCGACATCCGCTTGAAGTCGGGCGACTGCACATCCCACGCGAGGTAGAAGTCGAACTCCTCGTTCACGTCGCCCTTGTTGAAGAGCTGGAAGTTCGGGTCTTTGACGCCCATCACGCGGAACGTGACCTGATCCATGCCGTACTGCTTGTAGAGCTTCCACACTTGGCGGAAACTCTTGGCAAGGCAGCCGAGGAACTTATCGACCTCAAACTGGTTGTAGATCGGGTCGATGGCGGGATCGCCATCACGGCTGGCAAAGCCGTTGTACTCCTTGAACGAAGTCTCAAGCAGTTGCTCGGACTTGTCCGTGTTCATGTCCGGTATCGGACGGTCGGCGTAGTGGTACTCGTTCGGGCGCCGTTCCGAGATCATCGCACCTGGACCCCAGCGGCCCGGCGGGCGGCCCTGCGGGTAGCAGATGGGCGGGAGGATGCCCAAGGAGGCGGCATCAATGCGGGAGTCCTTGTGCGCCTTGATCTGGTCCTGCCACGGCTTGCCCGGCTCGGGCAGGCCACGGGAGTCATGGAGCTTGCGGCTCAAGTACTCGCGCCTGTATAGGACAAATGGATACTCACCGTGCGCGTAGCCAAGCAGACCGGTCTTCGCGCAACCATCATGGTTCTGGTCGGGCGGCAGCATCGGGTTGAACACCGTGCAGTAGATGCCGGGCGTGCCATCCTCGTCGGACAGCCGCTGGTAGGCGTAGACCACGCCAATGCGGTCGGTAAACCGCTGCTGCGTGTAAACAAACGAGCGGGAGATCGGCTGCATGTACTCGCTCGGAGACATGCTGATCAATTTGCCGCGCACCTTCTGGATCGCGGCCTCCACCCATTGCTCATCCCAACCGTCCGTGTTGACCATCGCCCGCAGTTGCTCGGCGGTGAAGTACTCCACGCGGTAGATACCGGGCGCACGCTCCAGATCCGTCGAGAACGACGGGATGAAGACGTGCTCGTCCAGATTGAACGCACGGACGACAGGGTACGAACGCTCGGGGCCGTCCATCGGCACGCTGGTCTCACCCGAATCGCGCAACTCACGCAGCATACGAGCGGCCTTGTCCTTGGACGCGCCGTACTGCTCTTGGAAGATCGCCTTCAGATCATCCGCCGCGCTCTTGTCCTCAATCAGCGCCACGATGTCGATGTTCGGGAACTGCTGCTGCAAATCCTGCACGCGGACATTCACCAACACCTTCTCGCGTCGCTTTTCCCAGAACTGACCCATGATGGCGACGCCCTTCTCGTTCATGTAGTTGGAGCACATCTCGACTTCGCGCTCCACCTCGGGAATCTGCGTCTGGATCAGCCAACGCATGAAATTGCTGACCAGCTGGCTACGCGCCCCGTCCTCGGCGCCCACGGGAACCGCCGTCAGGTTGGCCCGCTTAAACGCCATGCACTCCATGGCGACCTTCTTGTTGATGATGTTATCGACAAGGAATACGCGGAGGTCACTCGCGCCATCCCACGGCGTGGGGCTGGTCTTGCTGCCCTCGCGGGCG